CATCATCAATAATATACCTTATTTTGGACTGCAGCCAATATGATAATGAGGTAGGCGGCGCGAGTGACGTAAAGGGGCGGAGCCGGTGAGGTGAGGGGGGCGGAGCGGTGACGTGGGCGGTGGGCGGAGCGCGGGCTGGGCGTGGCGTGCCTGGGGCGGGGCGGGCGTGGGAGCGGACGTGACGTATGCGGTTGGGCGGTGCTGCTGGGCGCACAGGAAGTGATGTAAGTGTGGGCGTGGCTTAAAATGCGGAAGTGATTGTGGAATTTTCGCGGGTTTTTTTCGCGGCTTTTTCTGGGTTTTTTGGCGGGAGTTTCGGGGCGGGAGTGACCTTTGCGCCGGTGGCGTGTCGGTTGACGTCAGTGTAGTGAATATATAGACCGGTGGTGCGTGTGAGTGTGAGTGAGCAGAGTGCCGAGTGCTGTGCTAAGCGAAGCGGTAAGGAGACGCTGCCATGGCTGAATCGCAGGCTGTTTATGTGCACTTATTAAGTGCCCGCGCGCTTATGCCCGCGCAGCAGGGTTACTCTAACGTTTATGTGTTTTTTGCTCCCGAGAATTTTATGATTTCTCCCCGGGGCATTAATTTACTGGCTTTGCAGCTTTCTGTAGAAATTCCTTCTGGCTATGTGGGGCGCTTTTTTTCGCTGGCGGACATGGCTACGCGGGGCGTTTACGTGGCGGCCCAGGAGCTGTTTCCGGACACCCGGTGGGAGTGCTCGGTGGTGCTGTTTAATCATTCGGATGAGTTTTATTTTGGGGCTCGTGGCCAGCCGGTGGCCTGTTTGATTTTGGAGCGGGTGATTTTCCCTCCTCTTCGACAGGCCTCACAGGTTTAACGTTCGCCTTTCAGGTAACCGCCGGCATGTATGAGCGACGTCCCGTGTTTTTTTCCATTTGTTTACCTCAGCCGCTGGTGGACCATCTGCACGCCGGCAGCGTGGAGGTGTATGAGTTGATGCTACGCGTTTTGCCAGAGTTTTGGAGGCAGATGTTGCTGTACCTCGCTCCGCCTTTTGAACACGCTTACGCGGGCGCCACGCTGCTTAGCTTGTCACCCTCTTTTCAAGTGCTCTGTTGTGTTATGGCTCCAGAGCTTACACCCAATGGCGAGTTAGCATCCGCCGTGGCTTTTGACTTATATGAGGTGGTGCGCTTGGCCATGCTCTACGAGATTCGCGAGCACGGCCACGTCCCTAACCCCGAACTTTTAAATTTGCTGCAGGTTTCTCAAGAGGTGAACTTTTTTTAAAGCCGACAGCATGAAGTTGTGCCTGCGACTTCAGGTGGAGGCAGCTCTGAGAGAGCTGTTTAACATGCGGGGATTAAACTTGATTACTTGTTGTAATGACATAATTAGAGAGTGGAAGAATGAAAATTACTTGGGGATGGTGCAGTCTTGCAGCCTAATGGTGGAGGAGTTTGAGGACGGTAGCTTCGCTGTGCTTTTGTTTGTGGAAGTCCGCGTAGAGGCGCTGGTGGAAGCGGTGGTGGACCATCTAGATAACCGCCTTACGTTTGACCTGGCTGTCATTTATCATCAAAACAGCGGCGGCGACCGATGCCACCTGCGAGACTTGCACTTTGAGGTGCTGCGGGACCGCTTGGAATAAAATGTCTCTCCCGTCTCTTCCTCCGCCTCCAGTGTGCCGGGAGCCGCACGCCTGCTTGGCGTGGCTGGAGTTAGCCTATGCCACCTACCTAGACGTGTTACGTAACGTCCGTTTGCACGGCATTGTCGTATCTCCGGCGGCGGCGCGGATTCTCACCGGTTACCGAGAATGGCTGTATTTTGCCCTACATAGCGAACGCACGCGCCGCGGCGATTGGCGACGACGCAAGGAGGCGAGCTGGGGACGCACGTGGTTTTGTTATCAAAAGTGGCTGTGGGTGAGCCGCGTGCTGGTGTACGATGCAACGCGAAAGACGGTTTCGCTACAGGCTGGGCCCGTATGCCCGTCACCAACTACCACCCTGTGAGCAGCCGTGTACGGCGGCGGTGATGGACGAGAGCCAGTTATCCATGGACTGCGACAACTTCCGCATGCACAACGTGGCGGAGGTGAGGGGCCTGCCCTGCTGTGCGGGATTTATTGTGCTGCAAGAGTGGCCTGTGCTGTGGGACATGGTGCTGAGTCGGTGGGAGCTGTACGTGTTAAAAACGTACATGCGTGTGTGCGTGTGTTGCGCCACCCTGGACGTTGAGAGCCGCCAGCTGGTGCACGGCCACGAGCGTTGGATTCTTCACTGTCACTGCCGGCGCCCCGGTTCACTGCAGTGTAAGGCGGGCGCGGTGGTGCTGTCGCGCTGGTTTAAAATGCTGGTGTACGGGGCTCTGTTTAATCAGCGCTGCCTGTGGTACCGGGAGGTGGTAAACTTTAACCTACCCAAGGAGGTGTGTTATGTGGGTAGCACGTACGTGCGCGGACGTCACCTGATTTACGTGCGCATTCGCTACGACGGCCACGTAGGCGTGGTGTTGGCCAACATGAGTTTTGGCTGGAGCGTGTTGAGCTACGGGATTTTAAACAACTTGGTGATTCTGGGCTGCACGTACTGTAAGGACCTGTCTGAAATTCAGATGCGCTGCTGCGCTCATCGCACGCGCGCGCTACTGCTAAGGGCCGTGCGCCTCATCGGCCAGCACACGCGCAGCCACCTGTACCGAAACCGCTTGGAACCGCGCCGTCAACAGCTGCTGCAAAACTTAATGCTGCGCTCTCAGCCTTTTACTCTAAGCGCCTATGACGGCTGTGAAAATCCCTGGCGCTCGTCCGGTGACTGAGTTGTTTGTTTTTCAGCCCCCTTGGCAGCTGTTGGAGGGCGAGCCGGACCTGCAGGACTGCTCGCAGGGTTTTGTGTCCATCACGGATCCTCGCTTGGCCACCACCGAGCAGGTGTGGATTTTAACCCCCGAGCGGTCCGGGCTGTGCAGCGCTCGGTTGCAAACGTACACCATGACGTCTGGAGAGAGGGTGGTTTACCGGGTTAAGTGGCGGGGCGGAGGGAGTTTAACGGCGAGAGTTATTTAAATAAAAAAAAAAAAATAAAAGGTAATTGTGGTTATGTTTTTTATTCTTCTTCGGCAAGGTAAGAAAAGGCACAGGGGGGAGCTAAAAACTGTTCCCCGGGGTAGTGGAAAACCCCCATCCAGGTGAAGCGTAAACAGTAGCCCGTGCTAAGTTCGTTAAAGGTTACCTGCAGGGAAAGGGGCTTTTGGTGGTCGGCTTTCATGTAGGTGGGTACAAAGGTGTGGTTGCGGGTGTGCTGACCCTGACCTGGGGTGTAGGCGGAAGAGTTGGGCATAAAGGCTAGGGCGTTTTCGGGGGCAGTGGGAGACACCGACTGGCCCTGCCGGTAGCCCCAGGTGGCACTGCTTGCTAGGTTGGTGTGTTCTCCAAAAAGCAAACGTCCTTGGTTGTCAAAAGCCAGGGTAATGGTGACCCAGCCCATGTTGGAGGCGGGAATGGAGGCCAGGGGTCCTTTAAGTCCCAGCAGGCTGACGAGGCCGTGCACCTGCCCCCCGTTTTTAGTGAGGGCTAGAGAGAGCTTGCTGTCGAGCTCTTCCTTAACGGTGCAGTTGGGGGAGGGGTCGGAAGTGGTCCACAGGGTGGCGGCGGGCGCTTGGGCCATTGTTAGAAAGCCTCCCTGGTCAAAAGTGAGGCCTTTACCGGCTTTTATAGCGAGTTGGTTGTTGTTAAAAGTAAGGCCTTTAAGAGGGTCGGCGTCCACACCCAGCTGGTGAAGGTTGGGGTCCACGGTCAGGCCGTGGGAAAGAAGCAAACGAAGCTTGTCAGTGGCCACCAAAGGCCAGTCGACCGCTAGCCCCACCTTGCGGTTTTGGAGGGTAACGGCGGACGTGGTGGCCACTTGCATGGCACCCTCCGCGTCGAGCGCCAGCCCCTCTCCCAGGCGGGCAGAAAGGGCGGCGTCCTGCACCTGCAGCCCACCGCCGGTTTGCAGGGTCAGCCCGGCTGTGCCCAGGGCCAGCGGTGGGGTAGTGAGGAGCGAGAGTCCCGAGGAGTTTTGAACGCGAAGGGGGTGTTGCACCTGCAGGCCCAGGGTGTTTTGGGGGGTGAGAAGAAGAGGAGAGGAGTAGGTTAGGGCCAAGGTGCCGTTTTGCAAAACAAGTGGGGCGGCGGCCTGGCGGTAAACCGCGGTGACGGCCCCTTGTTCGTCCACAGAAAGCCCCTCACCAAGACGGAGCGAGAGCACGCCCCTGGGTGATTCTTGCAGGCCCCGGGCTTGAACAAAAGGTGGGGTAATAAAAAAGGGCGGTGGTGAGAACGGAAAAGGGTACACGGGGTTAAAGTCGGCGGGGCGACTGCGTTTCATCTGTGAGAAAGAATAAAAAAAGTGGTAAAAACATGGGCTTTATTGTTCGCTGACGTATGCAAAAGTAGCCAAGGGGGCAGAAAAAGGCTGTCCGGGGGTGGTGGACCAAGTAAAGGTGAGGGCAAAGCCAGAGGGGGCGGAGTTGTAGGCCACGCTAAAAGTCACGGGCGGGGAGGAGGGGAGAAACTGGGCGCTAAAGTGGGGAGGGTCGGCCGCGCGGGGGTAGGCCAGAGCGCTGGGCATAAATTCTAGGGCGTGGGTAACGGGTTCGGGCGAGAGGGTGTTGTTTTCTCGATAGCCCCAAGCGGTGGGTTTTAGGGGTCCGCTGTGAAGCAGCGCCCCCTGTTCGTCAAAAAGCAGTTGAAGGGTCAGGGATTCGGTGGGCATGGCAGTGGCCAGTTGTCCAAAGAGGGGCTGCAGGGAGACGGTGCCTAGGACGTGTGAATCGCATTTAGAGAGGCAGAGAGCCAGTTGGGCATCCAGGGGTTCGTAAACGGTGCAGTTGGCCCGTATGGGGTGAGACCAGAGGGACAGCGGACGGAGGTCGGGAAGCGAGCGGGCGGTGGAGTTGAGGGCGATAGCGCCGTTGCTATCAAACCTGAGTCCCGCGCCCACTTTAACGGAGATGGCGGACCCGGTGGTAGCGTACTGCAGGCCCTTGCTGGTATCTACGCTCACCTGCAGGGCGTTGCTGGAGAAAGTAAGACCCGGACCGCTGTTAACTTGCAGCTGGTGGTTGGTGTTAACGTTAAGGCCCGGCCCTAATCTAATGGTGAGTTGATTGGTGGCCTCGAAGGGATAGGCAACATGTAAAATCAGGGTGTTGCTGTCGTTTACCCTCATGCCTCCGGCGGCGTTAATGCGAAGGTTGCCAGAGCTGTCAAAGGCAATCCCGCCGCCGGCCTTTACCACCAGTTGGGAGTTGTTGGTACCCAGGCCGTTACCCAGGTTAAGACCCAAAGAGTTATTGGCCACGGTGAGCGGAGGGGAGGAAGTGAGGGCCAGGGCGTTGTTGGTGATTTGCAAGGGAGCCGTGGCGTTAAGGGTTAAAGCGTTGTCGTCCGTAAGGTGAAGGGGATCGCGGTAGCTGAGACCGAGCGAGCTGTCGGTGAGGGCGAGGGGCGAAGCGTAGGCCAGCCCTAAAGCCCCCGAGGTAACGGTGAGGGGTGGTGTTTGGGTGAGAGTGAGGGATCCCGAGGACAGGGTAAGGGGCTGAGAGGGGTTGGTGAGGGTGAGGGCGCCCGAAGAAACGGCAAGCGGGGAGGAGTAAGCCAGCGTGAGGGCGTTGGAGGTAACGGTGAGAGGTTCGCTTTGGGCGAGGGTGAGACTGCCCGCGGAGACGGTCAGGGGCGGGGAGCTGTTGAGGCCAATGGTTCCCTGGGTGCTGGTTAAAGGGGCAGCGACGGGAGGCGCGGTGGTGGTGAGGGCCCCGTCGTTGAGCGAGACCCCGTTGCCCAGCTTAAGCGTGAGCTTTCCCTCGGCGGAGGTGGTGATGGGGTCTTGGTACTTTAAGGCCAACACCCCCGGGGGGTTTTCTTGCAACCCCTCGGAGGACACAAAGGGTGGGGAGATAAAGGGCACGTTGGGCGAGCTTTCGGAGCCATAGGGGTAGACGGGGTTAAAGTCTTCGGCCACGCGCGCTCTCTTCATCTAAAAGAAAATGAAGATGGTGTGTGAGGGGCGCGAGTGGACGACCCCGGTGTGTTTTAGAGTGTGGCGCAAGTTTGCGGCCCGTGAGCGCCTGCGGTACGAGAGTTGGGAGGAGGGGCAGGTGGTGAGGCTGCTGGAGAAATTTGACCCGAAACTGCAGCTGCGCTTAAAGTAAGTTTATTAATGCCAACATTAGTTAAAAGGTATGATTTCTTTCAATCCACACAGGGTTTTAATTAAAGTGTACAGACATTCTGGGTTAGAGCATTGACAGAGGACGGAGCCCTCGCTCTGGCCGGCCTGCTGGCTGATTTTTACGGGCACAGTGCCCACCATGGTCAGCAGGTTTTGACGACGCACGGGGAGCACGTAAGAGAGCTGGTGGCCCATGGAGGTGATGTGGTAGGAGAGCTGGGCCTGTTTGACAAGGCAGAAGACGCCCTGCTTGCATTGGTGCAGGTTTTTGAGGTCCTGCAGCTCCCGCTGACGCTGATCCTGGCGCTGGCGCTGACGGGCCGCTAGCAGCTGCTCGGTGCGGACGCCGTCAATGTCCAGCTGGGTGCTGTCGTCGCGGCGGTCAGCCATGGTGCTAACTAGCTCAGTTCAAAGTAGCTGATGACAGAGGGGCGCCTGGGAGGGGAGTTAAGACGAATCAACTGAATCACGGCGGCGGCTACGGGAGGGGGCGGCGGAGGCGGCGGAGGGGGTAGGAGAATGGAAGGAGCCGAGGGCGAGGTGGGCAGCTCGTCGGTGGCGTGGAGCCAGCCGTAGCGGAGGCGTCCAAAAATAAAAAGGCCCAGGACGGTAGAAATAAAAATGAGGAAAAAAGTAGCCACGTAAAGCCAGGCGGCTGGAAACTCGGGTTTTTTGTGGTAGCAGTTGGGAAAGTCCCAGAGCCGCTGAAAGTGACAGTGTTTGGCCACGGTGGTTTCCGCGGCTGCGGCGGAGGGCCAAAAAATAAGCAAAATTACGAGAGGCAGAGCAAGGCGGCCACCTCCTGGTTTTGGTACTGGGGATGGTGGCGGCGGTAAACCCACCTGACGTAAACGTAATCGACGCATTGGAAGGTGGTGATTAAAAAGGCGACGATGCTGCAGATGGAGATGCACCCCAAAAAAGTAAAAATGAGGTACACTACAAAAGGAGAGAGGCACTCGGCTTCGAGGTGGCTGACGGTGGCGTAGGCGGTGGAGATGAAAATCACGGGCAGGGCGAGAAGAATGAAAAGGAGGGTGGGCATGCTGTAAGGAAAAAAATTACAGCTGGTTGGTCATGAGCTGAGGACCGCGGCGGCGACGCTGCCTGAGACGGCGGCGCCAGTAGCAGAGAAAAAGCAGGGCGGCCAAAATAATGAGGGCGCAAACGATGGCGGCGATGACCACCGCGGCCATGGCCTTCTCGTAGGCGTCGTCGCTCTCGGCGTCGGGGTTTTCCTCGTAAGCAGGAGGAGTAATGTATTTAACTCCTAATAAGCGAGCTACTTTAGGCCCATAAAAACGAGGAACATAACGAGGAGCGCTGTTGGGTGCGCGAACGCCAGAGTTTTGACAAAGAGTGTTAAAAGGGTAGTAATAGCTAAAGTTTTGGCGCACTCCATGATAGTCAATTAAGGTGTAAAAATATTCTGGTAGGGGTCCTTTTCCACCTCGAGCGCTGTTATAGTAAGGTTTGGCTATGCCATTGTACAGCACTTTGTTTGGGTATTGAGAATTTGTGCAATTAATTTCAATAAAGCAGTAATCAGTAGCAATGTAAAAGGAGGTAACCATGCACTGAGGTTTAGGTATAAAAAGAACATGTAAGTTAAAGTAAGTATTGTACTCTAACGTATTATTAGTTACTTTAACGTTGTAAAGGCCAGAATTTAAATGTTGTAAATTAAAAAGATGTAGGCTTTTGTTGACACAACTGAAAAAGCGTAAAAAAGGATCATGGTCCCAAGTAATGTTAATACCGCCTTTTTTAAACTGACATAGTTTGGTTCCTGTAAATAAAGCTGTGGAAGTAGGCCTATCATTCCAAAGTAACTCAACATACCATGACACTTCTTCCATTAGGCTGGGATCATGAAATTCATGGCTTTGTAAAGTAATGTTGTCACCTACCTTTGCGTATATTTGCAAAGGTTTGTGTAAGCTTTGAGCAGAGCTTAAGGTAATAAGGGCAAATACAATTAGTGCATGCATTATAAAAAAAGTGTTACAGCAAAAATTATAACTGGAATTAAAGCTAAATATGGTAACCACAAACGGTTAGAAGCTTTAGAAGTATAGTTAAATTGAGCAGTAGTTGTAAGTTCGGTGGTTGGTGTTGTTGAAGGCGTTGGTTGTAAGTACCAGCGAAAAACACAGGGAGGAAAATTTCCTCCTGCGCCAATACAGGTAAAAAGTCGCACGGAAAAAGGAGCTTTGGTAATTAATGCGGCTTTGGTAGTGTTAGGGCAAAGGTAAGAGCGAACGTGAAATATAGTGTTGTCTAAAAAAGCTTTACACAAGGTGCGGTTTACAAGCCACTGAATAAAAGAGTTTTGACAAGTGCAGTTAAGTTGAATAAAAGAGGTAGCGTTAGAAAAGTACACAGGTATTCTACCTCTGTGCGGTGAAAAGGTGGTAGGAAGTTCTTCAGCGGTAGTAAAAGCAGGTGTTCTAGCCGCTGCGATGCTTGTTATACTCAGCACACAGATGACAGCAGAGATCTTCATGTAAGGCCGGCTCGCGGCAGATGCAGAAGAGGGTAAGGGTGGTAGTGCCCTGGGCCTTCTCGGCGAGCAGCGGGCGGGCGGTGAACAGGTAGATGAGGTGAGAAGAGAGCTCCTCCTCGATCTCGAGCTTAACTCCGTGAGCGGGACCCTGAGGATGGTCCTCGGGAATTACAAAGTAGATGAAGCTGTGCGCCTCCCGGGCGAAGCAGTGGAACTGGCGGCAGTGATGCAGATGCCTTAGCCGCGCTCGGTCGGCCTCACCATCCGTCATCAATCGTAGCCGTCCACCGATTCGCTGATGGCGTCAAAGTTGGGAATAAAGGCGTCTGGGTAGCGTCCGGGCGAGCCCGAGAACGGGTTGAAGTAGACCGAGGGAGTAAATTCCTCCACAAACTGCACGGTTCCGATGCCGCCTGAGCGGGGACGGGAAGAGGAGCTTTGGAGCGTAAGGTAGGCTTGACGAGAGGTAAACGAAGAGCGACCGGCTCCTCCGAGCTGGAAAACGCCGTCAGGCCGTAAACCCCAAGAGGAGCTCACCGCTTCGTCGTTGAGCTGAATACCTCGGCCTCGAATGAGGAGACGTTTTATACCCTGAGCAGAGTAGGGCGAGGAGTGACCTCTGTACCTGGCGGCCCGGGCGCCGCCCGCTAATTGCGCTCCCGAGTTAGTCATGCGGACTTCGGCCTGGGCGTCGCGGGGCAATAAAACCGTGGTCGGGGCGGGAGTTTCCTGGTACACCAGGGCAGCGGGCCAACTCGGAGGGTTGAGCTGGGAACGGGGCGTGGCAGTAATGGCGGCCTGTTCCAAAAGAATTTGGTTTCTGTGAGCGCGAATGCCGTTCACCCGGGAGATCATATGGGGCCCGGCGCTGAGCCAGTTCATTTTGCTAGAGTAGTCCTGCGCCGCCCCGGCCGCCAGGCCCATTTGCGGCTGATAGCTCCACATGTAGGGCGTGGGAATTTCTTTACTCATGACGTCAGCAGAGGGTGGGAACGCGGGAAAAAGTGCGCGCCAATTTTAGTCTTGAAGGGTCGCCGAGCAGTATTTATTGAACAGTGCTTCGGCGTCCTCCAAGGTGCGCTGTAGCTGATCCTCGCGTCGGTGGTACAGGCAGCTTCGGGTGAGTGAGCGCAAGGTGCGGTTTTTAATTTTCAGTTCGTGTCGCTGCCCGCGGCTCTGCTGAAATATGGCGTACAGCGTGGGAAAAATGCGCGTTCTCAGCTCCTGCGTTTGCGGCGTGTCCCGGGGCGCGGAGGTCCGGTTCTCCGCTTTCACGGCTGGTTTCGGGGAACTGCTGCTGCTGCTGTTGCTGGTGGAAGGGGCTGTAAAGATGACGGTAGTAATGTAGAACGTTGCGAGGCACGGCTACCCCGTGATGGAAAAGCAGATAGCGACGGGTGAAGGACACGTTTCCCCCGCAGTGCAGCAAGCAGGCCAGAATGTCGCTTTTGTAAGCACGCCACGAGCAGTAAGCCCCGCGCTGCCGGCGTTGACCGGCCATCATCTTACCGACGGAAGCGGCGGGAGCGGACGGCTTGGCGTCCCATCTACGACTGGCTTTTTTCGGAGGCAGCTTCGGCGGGGCTGGCGGCGTTCGGGGCGTTTTGGAGCCGGCGCCCGAACGCAACGGTGCGGCGGCGTTGGGGGTTTCTTCCTCGGCCGGCTCCTCGTCTGTCCCCTCCGCTTCTTCCTCCGTTTCGCCTAGGCTCTCCTCCCAGTCCTCCTCCTCCTCGGTGGTCGCGGCCTGACTCTCCCAAGAGTCCTGGCTCTCCTCGTCCCAGGTTTGGGGCTCCTGCGGCAGCCTCCGCTCCTGTTTTTTGGAGCGTTTTTCCCGCAGCAGCTGGGTTTGGCGCTTGGGGGCCATGCTGGGGGGAGAAATTAGAGGAGGCCGGGCAGTCTGGGGGCACGGCGTTGAGCTCCTCGCCGGTCTGGGGGTCCAGGTAAACGCCGCGTCCCTTTTTTAGCAAGAATTCCCGCCTGGCCTGGTTAATGGCCTGCAATTGGGCTAAAATTTTGGCCTGGGTAATGACGCAAGCAGAGAGGGGGGCTCGCGGCGGCTGGCTCTGCTCCTCGTAAAAGCGAATCTCGTGGGGGTGGTAGTCCTCGGGGTGAAATTTGCGCAGGTAAGCGGAGGTCCAGGCGGCAGGGGTGAGTTTCAGAGGCGAGCTTTGGGCGCCCCCTTCCGGACCCTGTAGCTCAAAAGTGCCAATTAGCTGACTTTCGCTAAGAAGTTCGGGGTTACAGGCCAGTGAGCGGTGGGGGGTGCAGAGGTTGCAGCGACAATGACAGCTCAGCAGCCCCTCGCCGCTCACGTCCTCCATAAGGTCGCAGTGATAGGCCAGGTAGTTGGCCAGTTGCAACAGGTAGCAGTGGCTCCAGAGAGGCGGGGGGCACTCGCGATAGGTCAGGGGCACAAAGTCGGAGGGCAGGGCGCAGCTCATGGCCGGGAGGATGGCCGACCGTTCCAAAATAAAGGAACGAAAGTTGTGCAGCATGCTCTGACTGATAAAGTCCGGCAGTCCCTTTTGGAGGGTTTGCTTCAGCTGTTCTGGAAACACGATGGCGGCCAGGTCGGCGGCCACGGTGGTCTCGTCAAAGCCCGTCCACAGCCCCTTTTTGTGGCGCTGAAGCAGTTTTTCTAGCTCCTTGAGGTTTTGCTTTTCCAAACACTGTTGCCACACCCCCATAGCCGTTTGCCAGGTGAGCACCAAAAAGAGATACACGCAGTCGCGCACGTAGTCGCGGCGGGCCTCTCCGCGGAGGGTGGAGTGCAACACGCTCTGCCCCAGGCGGTTTTCGTGGAGAATGCCCAAGTAGGACACCAGGTTGCTGAGCTCCACGTTGGAAATTTGCGCGGCCTGGCGCACGTAACCGTGACGAAAGGTGTAGTGGAGGCTCTCTTCGAGCTTTTGCAAGGTTTGGGGGTCGGTGAAAAAGCGTTGCAGACACTGCAGTTCGCAGCTCACCAGAACCGCGGCCATTACGAGCTGGCGCCGGTTTTGCCAGGCCTGAGGGTTGTCGGTGTTCAGCCAGCGGCTCAGCTGCTGGTCGTCCACCACCGGTTGTCCGTCGCCCGGGTCGGCTGCGGACGAGTCGTTTAGCGGCTGGGCGCGCTTAATGATGAGCTGGTCCATCATACAGCTCATAACCTTAGGCGGCAGGTTTAGGGCCGGGTAGGCAAAGTGCGAAACTTCTACGCTGCGTTTAAGCACCGCCAGGCGGGCGTTGTCCCCGGCCAGCTCCACTAAAATGCTGCGGTTTTCTTCTTGTTCTTTTTGCAGAGCGTTTGCCGCCCGCGTTTCCTCGGAGCCCAGGCCCTCGAAAATCTTTGGCACTTCCTCCAAGGACACCACTTTAGGTAAGCGGTCGCCTTGTTTCAGAGTCAGGCGCTCGTCGGCCCGACTGCGGTTGGCGCGGCAGGAGAGGGGAATGCGTTGGTTTTTAAAAAAAAGGTGATACGTAGCCAGGGCCTCGGGCACCGCAAACACCGGGTAAAAGTTGAGTCGCGGGTTGGGCTCACAGGTGCCATTGGGCTGACGTTTGGGCGGCACACGGGGCGAAAACAAGTGACTTTCGTAAAGCGCGCTGAGCTCCGCCACGCTAGGAGGCGCAAACTCGCACTGCCGCAGGGCGTCGCTGACAATGGCGCTCTGCCGCCGCAGGTGCTTCAGCAGCACTTCGGGAGTCAGGTAGTCGTCGTTGTGGTCGCCGAGTTCCGTTTGGGTCTGACCGTCCTGCTGGGGCGCCCCTGCCGCGGCTTTTTCTTCTTCTTCGCCCTCCGACAAGCGCTCGGGCGGCGTCACAAAGCCCGGGTCCTGCTCTACAATCACCACCTCAAAGCTTTCTCGCTCGTCCTGCTCTTCCGCTTCCCGCCGAGAGAGGTGGAGGGGTGCGGGGGTCGGGGGCCGCGATTCGCCGCTGCTCTTGCTAACTTCCATGCCGTTGTCTTTGTGCGCCTAGAAGCAGACAACAGCCATGGCCGATTGTCAAGACCAGAGAGAGCGCACGCCGGAGCGGCCCCGCCCTGCCACCCCATCCATCCGGCGGTACCTGCAGGCGAGTCCCGAGCGCGCCCCTACGCCGGCGCCACCCCACAAAAAGGCGCGCAAAAGCTTGCAGGCGCCCCTGGCGGAACTTCCTCCGTCGCCCCCCGAAGTGGTGTCCGACAGCGACGAAGAAAAGGAGCTCGTGGTGGCCGAAGAGAGCCAAGCCGGAATAGTTTGCGTGGGCTTTAGCTATCCGCCGGTGCAAATTATTACCAACCCGGATGGCAGTCGAGCTTTCAAGAAGCTTCCTCCGCCGCCGCGCCCGGCAAAAACCAGTCCAGAGGAAGAGCAGCCTTCCACGTCTGCGGCAGCGCCCGTGGTGGTGCGCAATCCCCTGAGCAAGCCGGTGGTGAGCGCCTGGGAGAAGGGCATGGCGGTGATGCACGTCCTGATGGACAAGTACAAGATCGAGAAGGAGGAGCGCGGAGCTTTTGATTTTATGCCGCAGTCCTTCGAAGTGTACCGCAAGATCTGCCACACTTGGCTGCAGGAAGATTTAAAGTACTGCCCCCTGACGTTCAGCAGTCAAAAAACCTTTAGTGCCATGATGGGCCGTTTTCTCAACAAGTACGTCCTGCTGCACGCAGGCATCGAAAACCCCATGTACAAAAATTGGGAGCCCACGGGTTGTGTGGTATGGGAGCATCGCTGCACGCTGCAGGAAGGCCAGCTGATGTGCCTGCACGGCCTGCCGATGATCGCCAAGGATCATGTGGTGGAAATGGATGTGAGCAGCGAGGCCGGCCAGCGCGCCCTGAAGGAAACGCCGCAGTTGGCCAAGGTGGTGCAGAACCGCTGGGGGCGCAACGTGGTGCAGCTGCGCCACGACAACGCTCGGTGCTGCATGTTCGACGCCCAGTGCGCCAACAACGTGTTTTCCAGCAAGTCCTGCGGCATGTTCTACTCGGACGGCGGCAAGGCGCAGCAAGCTTTTCGCCAGATTGAGGCGTACATGCAGGCGGCCTATCCGCATATGCAACGCGGCCAGAAGCATCTGCTGATGCCCCTGCGCTGCGACTGCAACTACCTGGGCGATGCGGTGCCCCGCGCCGGCCGCCAGGTGTGCAAGGTGACCCCGTTCGCGCTGCCCAACGCCGAGGATATGAAGAACGACGAGGTAACGGATCCCGTGGCCCTGGCGAGCTTGAATCATCCCAGCCTGCTGGTGTTCCAGTGCGCCAACCCGGCCTACCGCAATACCCGCGCCACCAACCAAGTTAACTGCGATTTCAAGATTTCGGCGACCGACGTGCTGCTGGCCTTGCAGCTGGTGCGCAACCTGTGGCACGACCACTTTGTGGAGGCGGGCCTGCCCAAGATGGTGCTGCCCGAGTTTAAGTGGCAGCCTCGCTACCAGTACAAGAATCTCACGCTGCCCACCTCCCACCTGGATTACCAGTTAAACCCTTTTGAGTTTTAAAAACCAAGCCGAGACGGTGCGGTTTAATAAAGCGCATTTTGTTTATTTACGAGTTTTGTGTCACTTTATGAAAAGCGGTATCGCGTTTAATTTGGGCGGCGTGCTGGCGAAAGTAGGCGGAATGCTGTTCCAGAAAGGCGTACAGACGCTCTTGGTTACGCTTTAAGGTGGCCTGAACCGAAGGGCTCTGCAGCATGGGGTTGGGCACTCCCGTCAGCAGGTTCATGGTGGGGTTGTGGTCCATGGGCGAGTGGGGCCAGTGCACGAAAGCGTGAAGGAACATGCAACAAAAAAGGCCGCAGGCGGCCGAGTGGGGCCCCTGCACGGTCTGGGTGGACTTTTCCAAGGTGACGCAACGGTTGGGCGTGGAGGCCAGGGCGCTGCGGCGCAGCAGGCCTTCGTACTCAAACTGGTAGATTTGGCGAAGGCGTCGGTCGGAGAAGCCAAAAGGGTCGAAAAGGTAGCAGGTGTGCGACCGGGGGTTCCAGCCCAGGGCGAGCCAATGCACGCCCCCGGTCTCGCGCGCGGCCGTGTTGACGATGGCGCAGGCCATCTTGTCAGGCGAGACGAAGCCCGGAAAGCGCTTGTCGAAGGTGCCCAAAAAGTAGGGCCCGCAGCCCAGGTCGCGCGCAATGGCCTGCAGTTCCCGTTCGCAGGAGCCCATGTTTAGGTGGTGGCGTTGCCGGCCGAGAAGGGCGTGCGAAGGTAGACGGCCTCGATGACGCCGCGATGCGGCTGGTGGATGCGCACCACGTCGAAAACTTCAAACAGAACATAGAGAAGGGTGGGCTCATCCATGGGGTCCACCTCAAAGGTCATGTCCAGCGCGTGCGCCGAGTTGGCGTAGAGCATGTTCTGCCCGAGGTCCGTGAGCGCCCCCATGGACATGAAGTTGCTGGAGAACGGGATACGCCACATGACGCGGTCGCAAAGAAACTTTTTCTGCGTGAGGCTGGGCACGGCGGTGGGTCCGATAAGGGGGTAGGGAAAGTTGGCCGGATAGGCCTGTCCCTCGCGCATGGTGGGGCCCATGTAACCCACAAAGCCCGAGTTGTTGTGCTGATAGGGCAAGTTCACCTCTTTGTAGTCGGCGTAGTTGACGGTGTCGACCACCTGCCGACTCATGGGCTGAAAGTTTCTAAAGAAGGAGTACATGCGGTCCTTGTAGCCCTCGGGGACGTAAAAGCCCTGGAAGCCGATGTTGTAGTGGCTGAGCATCTGGATTAGAAACCAGTCCTTGGTCATGTTACACTGAGCCACGTTGTAGCCCTCCCCGTCCACGGACCGCTTAATCTCAAACTCGTTGGGGGTGAGGAGGCGGTCGTTGCCGGGCCAGCTGACCGAGGAGTCAAACATGATGGAAACCTTTTTAAAGGTGTGGTTGAGGTAGAAGGTGCCGTCCAGGTAGGGGATGGTGCCCGAGTAAACAAAGTAGGGGTCGAAACCCGAGCCCAAGGCGGGGGTCTCTTTGGTTTTGAGGCGAGTAAAGCTCCAGCCCCGGAAGGCGGCCCAGTTGCGGGAGGGAATGGAAATGGGCACGCTGGTGGCGTTGGCGGGGATGGGGTAGAGCATGTTGGCCGCGCAGAGGTAGTCGTTGAACGACTGATCGTTGGTGTCGTTGCGCAGCATGGCTTCCAAGGTGGAGGCGGTGTTGTGCGCCATGGGGAAAAAGTTGGCGTAGAGGTTAATGCTATCGAAGCGAACGGTGGCCCCGTCCACGCGCAGGTCGTTGCCCAGCGTGCTCTGCAGGATCATGTTAACGTCCTTGCGGAAGTTCCACTCGTATGTGTAGGAACCGGGGAGGAGGAGCAGGTTTTTAATGGCGAAAAACTTTTGGGGCACCTGGATGTGGAAGGGCACGTAACGTCCGTTGCCCAGCAACATGGAACGGTAGCGCAGGCCCGCGTTGCGGTGGTGGTTAAAGGGGTTAATGTTGTCCATGACGTCGGGAGACCACCGCGCGCCGATATTGACGTAGGTGTCAATGAGGCCGGGGGGCGTGACGCGACCGTTCATGTAGTCGTAGCTGTTTTTGTTGGTGGAGAGGGTGATGTTGTCGGGCGTGTACTTGAGGCTGTCGGGCAGGTAGAGCCCGACGTTGGAGTAGAGGAAGCTGCGCCAGAGGTTGGCCTGCAGGTTGATTTCCATGGCGAACATGTTGCCCGACCCAATTTCCGTTCTGTCGGCTATTGTGTCGTCAGCAGTCCAAGTGCCATTTCCAGTGCTATTTTTTATGCCTTTGTAAGTATCGGTTACGGCCATTCCTCCCAAAGGAAAGCAGTAGTTGGGCAGTTCGTCCTCCACGCCATGATTTTCAATAATTCTTACATCGGGGTCATAACTGTCCACGGCCTGGTTCCACATAGAGAAATAGCGACTGCGGTCGCCAATAGAATCTAGCATAAGCTGATAGGACAGCTCTGTGTTTCTGTCCTGGAGGTCCACCACGGCATTTAGCTGAGAAGCCTGCCCCGCCAGCACGCCCATGTTTCCAGTACTGTTGTAATACATTAAGCCAATAAAGTTGTCTCTGAACCCAATGTAATTAGCACGGTTGGGAGCTGATTGTTGAGCTAAAAGAGCCTCGGAGTTTGTAGTGCCAGTTGGAACGTCAGGCTTAAACACTAAATGAGTATCGGGAGCTTCTAAGTTAACATCTTCTGCATAAAGCACCGCCTTAGGAGCATTGTTAGTATCACCTGAGGTAGCAAAAAATTGCATTTGCACCCCATTTTGATCAGTGGTTTGGCCGCCCTGCACGTTGGTTGGGCGAGCATAGGACCCGTAACAGGGATACATAGCTGTTGATGTTTTTAAAACTCTTCCGGCTACTTTGTCCGCGTTAGCTATGTTACTGTTCCATTGATTTTCACCTACTTGGGGCTCAGGCTGGAAAACTGGATTGGCGTACACAGGCTGAGAAGCCTGTGAAGTTGCATCAATTGTAGTGCCTACTTGAATTCCGTCTTTTGTTAAGTTTTGACTAACATATGGAGCCTGAGCGTAAGTTTTAATTTTGTTTCCATTAGTTGTGTCAGTCCATTCTGAGGAGTTGGGCGCGCCCTTGGGGGCGAGGCAGTTGTAGGCGGTGCCGGAGTAGGGCTTGAAGCTGGGGCCGCGGTCCAGCACCCCGCGGATGTCAAAGTACGTGCTCGCCATGTCCAGCACGCGGTTGTCGCCCACGGCCAGCGTGAAGCGCGCCTTGTACGAGTACGCCGTGTCCTCGCGGTCCACCGGCACGAAGCGCAGCGTCAGCCGCTGCGAACGGTCCGTGGTCACGTCGTGGGTCGGCGCCACCGTGGGGTTGCGAAACTTGTTGCCCAGGCTAAAGTACGTGTCCGTGGCCCGCGCAAACTGCACCAGGCCGGGGCTCAGGTACTCCGAGGCGTCCTGACCGGCGATGTGCATGTACGACCACTGGGGCATCATGGAGGGGGTGGCCATCTTGCTGGCTCAACGTCGCACCGACGGCGGCGGCTTCGCTCCCTGGCGACGACAGCGGACCGAAAGGCAGAACAGGGGGTGTTTAATAGTAGCAGCGCCGGCGCTTCAGCGAACGCACGCCCAGCCCCACGATGCTGTTAAGCGTGCTCTGCCAGTTGGCCGGTCGCGAGCCTCGAGGCACGCGGGCCGGAGTGGCTACGGCCACCGGGCGCGTCACGGGCGCGGCGACCACGGGAGGGGCCGAAACTACGGGCGGAGGCGGCAGGTCCAGCGTGCTCACGGCCTTTTTGTGCGCGCTGCTGGACAACACCGGTCGGGCCATGGAGGCCGTTGGCCGCGTGTAAGGAGGCGGCGCGGCGCCGTCTTTCAGCGCCTCCTCGTAAGAGGGCGGCTCCAGCGTCTCCGTCACCAGCGTCTCCTCCTTGTCGGGCCGCGGACGCTTTTCCCCCTTGGGCGGCAGCGCCACCTCCAGGGGCGGGAGCTTTTCCTCCACCTCCTCCAGCGGCGGCGCCGAGGGCTCCACGGGCGGAGGCGGCGGCGGGTCCAGTCGGCTGCTGATCTGTTTCTGCACGGCCTGCGAGGCCAGATCTACCACCCCGTTAATGCCCGAGGCCAGACCGTCCACCACCTTCTGCTGAAAGTTTTGCTCCTTGAGCTTGTCCCTCAGCATCTGACCCGTGCTGCTGTTCCAAGCCTTGCTGCCGTAGTTTTTAATGGTGGACCCAAAGTTTTTAAGGCCGCTCCACAAGCTGCCCCAGCTAAAGGCGCCCCCGTTTAGCTGACTCGTGCCGATGTCGTTCCAGGTCGCCATATAGGGCCGGGAGCCGTGTCGCGGGGCCAACGACGCAAAATTGATGTCTTCCATCGCTCTGACAAAATAGGAGGCAGGACCACGCGTCAGTCCAACGCATTTTTATTTTAGTTTTTGCGGGACGCCTGCAGCGCCACCGAGGCGATGCCGGGCACGGCCCCGATGGCCGCCGCGATCAGGGGAATTAACAGGGGCAGCACGCCGCCTCGCATGCGACGCCGCACGGCCCGGCGCCGCAGTCCGCGCCCCGCCAAACCGCGTCGGTGGCGGCGGTGGCTTCTTCCTCGGTAGCCCGGGACGGGGATGCGCACGCGGCAGGTCAGCGCCATCTGCAAAAGGCGGCCGTGGGCGTTAAACCAGAATGCTGGGGTGGTAGCGCGCCGTCGGCAACACCAGCGTGCGACCTCGACGCGTCACGCGGCGCACGCGCACGGGTGCCAACGGACGGCGACGGCGGCGAGTAGTAGCGGCGGCGGAACGGCGTCGGCGGCGTGGCCGATACGTGCGACCGCGGTAGCCCGGAGTGGGCACGATGGAGGGATGCAAGGCGTACTCGGGCAACAGCAGAGAGGAAGCGGCGGCGGCGGTGCGTCGGCGGCGGGCGCGCGGAGCCCCTACGGGCGAGGCGTACTCGTACCGCGGGTCGGTTTGAATTCCCACTTCCGCCGTAGCAGCGGCGGCGGCCATTTTTTCCAACTTAGCGCCCAAAGCGGCGGCCGCGGCCACGGGGCTCACCACCGCGGGTTCGGTTTGCGTTTCCATGCTTTCCACCGCGGCCGTGCGCACGGGAATCTGAATGTCCACGGTCTGTACCCCCAGTCCCGGCGCCACCTGCTTAATGGGGCGTATTTTCACGTCGGGCTGCACCGTGGGGTCCACTTTCATCTGTTCCAGCACCTCTTCCAACCGCTGCCGTTTGGGCACCATGAGCTGCATGGTGGGCTGCAAGTCGACCGCTTCGCGTTTCACGCCCTTTTTGCTCTCCGCCACCGGCAGCACCTGCTGCGGCGTTACCGCCTTTAGGCTGGGCGTGGGATTGGTCTCGTCGAGGGCCAGCGCCACGTCGCTGTAGCGCCCTCGCTTGCCGTAAGCAAACTCTCCCTCTTGTCGCTCCGCCTGCTCCAGCACGTCTTCGTCCGCGTACACTTCGTCGTAGTCACGCTTCAGCGCCCGCAGCGCCGACCTCTCGCCGGGCGAAAACACCACCGCCGTGCCTGGGCGCAACACGCGGCGCACGCGCCGACCCTTCCACTGCACCCGCCGCCTGGGGGCCGTGGCGCGCACAAACTCTACCGCGTCGCCCCAGGCCTCTGCCGCCGCCTCCTCTTTTTTTTCTTCTTTCTTTTCGCGTTTTTTAACCGCGCGCTTAATGTCGCGGGGCTTCAGGTCAGGCGGCCCGTAAATCTCGGGCGCTACGGCCTGCAGCAATTCTTCTTTAAACTTGCGCTTGCTCATGCCGTCCGACGCCGCCGCTGAACACACAAGACGCACAGCTGAGTGTGGTTTTTTACTGCCGAGGAGGGCGGAAGCGCACGGGCACACGCAACCCCGTCACGGAGTCGCGCACCCAGTAGACGTTACCGCGGCGCCCTCGGGACATGCGAGTGATGGCAGCGGCCGCGCGACGGGCCGCCCGGCGGCGTACTCGCACGTTGGAAGCCGCCCGGCGCAGCGCCTGGCGCCCGACGCGTCGCGCGCGTCGGAGGACGGCCTGGGCGGCGCGCATGGCGGGCGTGAGGCGCGAGCGGCGACGGCTCAAGCGCGAGCGGCGTTTGCGGCGAGCGTAGGCGCGGGCGTCGGCCACCACACTGTCAATCACTGAATCGACGGTGGACGGCCCAGCGGCCGGCGTGTAGTTGGCGGCATCGGCCACTACGCTGTCGATGACCTCGTCGACCGTGGTGCGCCCCGTGCGGCCGCGCTTGTGGGCCCCCCAGGGCGCGCGGAAGTGGCCTCTGACGCGCACCGGGTGCTCGCTGGAGCGGCGCTTGGCACCCCCGTACATCTTGTTGACGCCCAGGCCCCAACCGGTGTTGTTGCTGGGGGAGATGAGCACGGACATGGTGTGTGGAAAAAATAGGCACGCTAAAAAGTGCGACTGGAAAGCACGCGCGGCGCGACGATGCCCAGCGCCTTGTAAACGTAGGGGCAGGTGCGGCGGCGGGCGTCGGTGATGGTCACGCGCTGAACTCCGCTAATGCTGCTGCGCAGCGGCAGGGTGCCGTGGTCCGTGAGGGCGGGCACGTTCTCGCTGACGGTGGTGATGGTAGCGGCAGGCGGGCGGACCAGAATCTGGTTCTCGGGAAAGCGATTAAAAACGTGCGTGAGCGCGGTGGACTGGCGGATGAGTTGCGAATAGACGGCCTGCTCGTTGTAAAAGCTCTTGGCCTGCAGCGGCATCAGCTCGGCGCCCACCACCGGATAGTTGCTGACCTGGCTGGAGGGGCGGAAGGTCACCGGGTCCTGCATGAGGTCGGGCAGCGACCAGTACACCTGCTCCGAGCCGCAGGTCACGTCCGGCGTGGTCAGCAGCGTCCACGAGCGGACGCCTTTCAGGGGGTCGCCGTAATTGTAGGCCAGGTACCAGCTGCGGTAGGCCGTGTTGGTCTGGTTGTCGGGCAGCAGGTTGTAACTGCGCTCCTTGCCGTCCTTGGGCACGGGTTTAATTACAATGTCCTGCGGCTGCGCGGCAAACACGTCCCCGCGCCGCGGCAGGTTGTGCGCCCGCATGGCCGCCGCGATGCTGTCCTCGTAGGCCTTTACGTCCAGCAGGGCCGGAATGTTCCCGCCCTCCAGGTCCTCGTACATGATGCGGAAGCCCTCCTGGAAAGGCTGGCGCTTGCGAATGCCCAGCAGGTTGCTCAGACGGCTCTGCGTAAAGTCCACCCCGCAGCCCGGCAGCAGCACCACGTCCGGGTGGAAGGCCTCGTTGGTGTACACGCCCGGCATCACCAGCTTGGTAACGGGGTCCCAGCCCAGCCTGAAGTTGCGCGTGTCGAACTTCACCCCGATATCGCTCTCCAGCACCCCGTTCTGTCGCCCCACCAACAGGTAGTGATCCACAATGGCGTTGTTCATCAAGTCCAACGTCATGGTTTCCGAGTAGTTGCCCTCGGGCAGCACAAACTCCACCCACTCGTACTCCAGCTCCGTCTGGCCCTCCTCGTTCTGCCGCCGGGACACCATCACCTTGGCCCGGAACGAGTTGGTGAACATAAACTCGTTCACGTTGGGCATGTTGGTGTGCAGGATGGTTTTCAGCTGCCCGCCCCAGCGCGACCGTTCGTCAAAGTTAATGGTTTGCGTGCCCGCCTCCACCGGGGTGAAGTCGTTGTTCTGCACCACCGTGGTTAAAAAGTTGCTGTGGTCGTTTTGGTAGTTGAGCGACGCGATGTCCGCCGACTTGTTGTCCACCAGGTACACCCGGGTGGTGTCGTACAGCGGCGCCAGCTCCGAGTAACGAATGCTGTTTCTACCCTCCGTAGGTCCCAGGTAGCGCGGGGGCACGTAAGGCGCCTCCAGCGTGGCCGGTAGCCCCGCCATCACGCTCTCGTAAGAGGGAGGAGGGTCCGAGTACGCCTGCCCCGCCGTCGTCACCGGGATCGCCGCTGCCGGCACCGATCGCCTCATTTCGCCGCTAGGAAAACACAACACAGGACGCACGCGCGCGCTCGTCGCCATGGCTCTCGTAAGTACCGTTTTTTTATTTTTCAGTACAGCCGCCCCAGGCGCCCCTGGGGACGCAGGTGCGCAAAGGGGTTCGCGCCTCCTCCCCGGCCCGTTCCGCCCAAATCCAGCACGCTGCTGTCGTCGGCCGAGTCCTCCTCCTCCCCGCGGGGCCCCTCTTCCAGGCGGCGGCGGCGCTGACGACGCGTTTCCCAGCGCTGCGGCGGGGGTAGCAGGGGGCGCGGCTGCAACGCCTCCCACTCCCGCTGCTCCTGCGCGTACGTTTTCCAGCGGTTCATTTTGTCTACCAGACTCTCCAGCGCGTTGTTGGGCAGGCTCTGCCGCCGGTTCTTTTCCCGCTCCGGCAGCAGCAGCGGGTCGTTCAGGTACTCGCTCTCGCCGGGCAGGCGCGGTCGCGTCGTGCGCCCGTGGTGGCTGTGCAGCGAGGCGGGCAGGCTCGGCGCCGGGCTCTCGCCTCGCGTCGCCGATTCCACGCTGGCTAGCGGCAGCTCGTCGCCCGCCTCCTTTTTCAGCGGTCGCGGCAACGTAAACAAGCTGTCGCCCGAATCGTCCCACAGAAAGCCGTCGTCGGCCTCGGGCAGGTCAAACTCGCCCGTGTAGAAGCCGGGCGGCGGCATCCAGTGCGGGTTGAGAATCGCGTTGGTAAAGTACTCCGCGTTCAGGGCCGCCGCCCGATGCAAGTAGTCCATCAGGCGGTTAATAAACGGCCGGTGGCTGGCGTAAAAGGACGGCTCCATGTTGCGAGCCGTCATGTCCAGCGCTGACGTGGCCGTGGCCCCCTCCCGCATCAGGTACAGGCTCACGGACTGCTGCACGTAGCGGAGGATGCGCTCCTCCTCCGCGCTCAGCGTGTACTGGGGCGGAATTTTTTGCCGTCGGTTGGTCAGCAAAAAGTTCAGGGTCGCCTCCAGGCTCCCCGTGTCCTCCTGCCCCAGCGCGCGGCTCACACTCGTAATCTCCTGGAAGGTCTGCTCGTCCACCCGCGCCTGGCCGATGGCCTCGCGGTACAACGTCAGCAGGTGCCCCAGGTACGAGTCGCGGCTCACGCTCTGGCTGTCGGTGAAGGGCGCGATTAGCAACAGCAGCAGGCGGCTGTTGGGCGTTAGCAGGCTTGAGACCGTCGCGCGGTCGCCCAGCGGCGCCTTTACGCCCCACAAGCCCTGCAGGTTCTTAAAGGCCTGCGTCAGGTTTACCGTCTGCAGGCCCTGACGCGAGGTCTGGAAAAAGTAGTCGGGCCCCGACTGGTACACCTCGCTCTGCGGCACCTCGCTCACCATCAGGCGCAGGGCGCTGATAAAGTTCACGTAGTCTTCCTGTCCGCGCGGCACGTTGGCCGGCTGGGAGCTCAAAAACGCGTTCAGCGCCACCAGCGAGCCCAGGTTGCCCTCGCGGAAGAACCGCTCGCGCTGCGCCACCGCTTCGCGCACATCCGTGCTCAGTCGGTCCAGGTTGGCCTGCACGTTGGTGCTGTTGTAGCGGGCCACGCGCTCCAGCAGCGCGTTGTAAATTAGGCCCGCCTCATCTTTGCGGATGGCCTTGTTGTCCACCAGCGCGTTGACGATCGTCAGCACCTTTTCGTGCGTGGGGTTGGTGCGCGAGGGCACCACCGCCTCCAGGATGGCCGAAAACCGGTTGGCCTGCGGCTGCTGGCGAAAAGCCTCGGGGTGCCGGGCCGTCAGCGCCATGATGCGTTCCATGGCCCCACCCCAGTCGTCCGAGGCCGTGACGCCCGACGCCTGACTCTGCCGCGCCGCCAGCACCGCGGGGTCCACGGGAGCCGGACCCGCCGCCGTCCCCGCCGCCGCCGTTGCCGCCTGCATCTACAAAAAGCCGCCGCCTTCAGTACGCCACCGCCTCATCTTCCTCCTCTTCCAAGTCCTCATCCTCCTCTTCCTCTGCCGGCTGACCCGCGCCCGCCGCCTCCAGAGCCCGAGCGCTGGGCCGCCACGCCAGGTCCGCCCCCGCCTCAAAGTACGCCTCGCGCTCGGCATCCCCCGCCCCGGCCAACGCGCGGCGCAGGCTGTGCAGCAGCTCCCGGTCACTCAGCTCGCGCCGGCGGCTGGCGCTCACCGCCTTGTGAATGCGGTCGTTGCGGTACACGCCCAGGTCGTCGCTCAGCGTCAGCACCTTCAGGGCCATCCGCATGTAAAAGCTATCGATCTTCACCTCCTTATCGATGGGCACGTACGGGCTGCGGTAGATTTTGCGCGCGTAAAACTTGCCCAGGCTCAGCATCGAATAGTTGATGGCCGCCACCTTGTCGGCCAGGCTGAGCGAGCGCTCTTGCACCACAATGCTCTGCAAGATGTTAATCAGGTCCAGCAGCCACCGGCCCTCGGGCTCGGCGATGTTTAGCAGGGCGTCGCGAAACAGCTCGTTGTCGCGACTGTGCTGCACGATTAGAAACAGCTGCGCCGTCAGCGCCTTGCTGCCGGGGTTGTGCACGAACGCCTCCACAAAGTCCCACAGGTGCATCAGCCCGATGGCCACCTCCTCGCGCGCCACCAGCGTGCGCACGTGGTTGTTAAAGCTCTGCTGGAAGCTGCGCTCCTCCTTCACCGTCTGCTCGTACGCCGTCACCAGGTTGGCCGCCGCCAGGTGCGCGCGCGCCGAGCTCACCCCGCGCCCCTCCTCGGCCTCAAAGTCCTCGGCCCGCAGCAGCCGCTCGCGGTCCAGCCCCGCGCGCAGCTCGCGCCCCGCCCGAAACCGACAGTCGCGAAGCTCTTCCCCCTCTTCGCCGCTCCCGTCCCGAAACAGGTTCTGCCGCGGCACGTACGCCGCGCGGCTGTCGCGGGCCAGCTGCACCCGCGGATGGCGCTCCGGCACGTGGGCGCCCAACCGGGCCAAGCCCTCCCCCTCTTCCAGGTCCAGCGTCTGCTCCGGCTCCTCTGCCTCCGGCTCGGCCGCCCCGCCGCGAGCCCCCGTGGCCGCTGCCGCCGCCGCTGTCGGCTGGGGCCGCATCTGGCGCAGAACCGGATGCATGACACGCGCGCTGCGAAAAAACAAAAGGCTCCCCTCCGTATGCGGGGTCGCAGCTGGGTCTCGGCCTCTTAACGGCCGTGGATGCGGGGCTAGCGCATCGGAGGCGGCGGATCCGGCCGGCTTTGAACCGGGGTGCCCCGCCGCCGCACCCTGGCGATTTGTCCGCCGCGCTACGGAGCGAAGCCGCTCACCTCCCCGCTTCTGTTCCGTCTAGAGCGTGCAGGACTGCGCCCGCCTCACCGGTCAGAGCGTCGCCACCGTGCAGCGATTCGCCCCCTTGCGCAACCTCTGGAACCGCGTGCGCGAGTTCGCCCGCGCCGCCACCACTGCCGCCGGCCTCACCTGGATGTCCCGTTACATCTACGGCTATCACCGTCTCATGCTCGAAGACCTGGCCCCCGGCGCGCCCGCCACCGCCCGCTGGCCTTTGTACGGCGAGCCGCCGCCCCATCTGCTGGTGGGCTACCAGTACCTGGTGCGCACCTGCAACGACTACATCTTTGACACGCGCGCCTACTCGCGCCTACGCTACAACGAGCTCACGCAGAACGGCGTACAGCTGCTTAACTGGTCCGTTATGGCCAACTGCACCTACACCGTCAACACGGGGGCCTACCACCGTTTCGTGGACCTCGACAACTTTCAGGCCACCCTCACTCAGGTTCAACAGGCCATTCTGGCGGAGCGCGTCGTAGCCGACCTGGCTCTCCTGCAGCCGCTGCGCGGCTTCGGGTCCACGCGCATGGCGGACCGCACCGACGGCCGCGAGGTGCCCGTGGAGAGGCTCATGCAGGACTACTACAAGGACCTGCGCCGCTGCCAGCACGAGGCCTGGGGCATGGCCGACCGGCTCCGCATCCAGCAGGCCGGCCCCAAAGACGTGGTTCTGCTCGCCACCATCCGCCGCCTCAAAACCGCCTACTTCAATTACCTCGTCAGCAGCCTCACCTCCGCCGTCTCTCCCGACCAGCGCCCGCCGCCCCCGGAAACCGTCCTCAGCTTACCTTGCGACTGCGACTGGCTACACGCCTTCCTCGACAAGTTCTCCGATCCGGTGGATTTCTCCGCCTTCAGGTCCTGGCGTCAAGTGCCTACGCAGCAGTTAATCAAATGCATCGTCAGCGCCGTCTCGCTGCCCAATAGCTCCCCCCACAACCCCTGCAGCCTGCTCCGCGGAGCGGGCGCCCCTCTACGCGGCGGCGTCTTCGAGCTGCGCCCGCGCGAAGACGGCCGCGCCGTCACCGAAACCATGCGCCGTCGTCGCGGGGAGCTCATCGAGCGGTTCGTGGACCGCCTGCCCGTGCGCCGCCGTCAGCGTCGGCGACCCGTACCCGTCCCGCCGGGGGCGCCGGCACCACCGTCGCCGCCGCCGCCCTTGGAAGCGGAAGAAGCGCTGGAGCCGGAGGAAGAGGAGTTGGAAGAAGCCGCCCCCGAAGCTTTCGAGCGCGAGGTGCGCGAGACCGTGGCCGGCGTCATCCGCCTCCTCGAGGAGGAGCTGACGGTGTCGGCGCGCAACTCGCAGTTTTTTAACTTTGCGGTAGACTTTTACGAGGCCATGGAACGGTTGGAGGCGCTCGGCGACGTCAACGAGCTCACGCTCCGGCGCTGGATCATGTACTTCTTCGTCTGCGAGCACGTGGCCACCACGCTCAACTACCTCTTCCAGCGCCTGCGCAACTACGCCGTCTTCGCGCGGCACGTCGAGCTCAACCTGGCGCAGGTCGTTATGCGCGCGCGCGACGCCGAGGGCGACGTGGTCTACAGCCGAGTCTGGAACGAAACCGGGCTGAACGCGTTTTCCCAGCTCATGAATCGCATTTCCAACGACCTGGCCGCCACCGTCGAGCGAGCCGGCCGCGGCGAGCTCCAGGAGGAGGAAGTTGAGCAGTTTATGGCCGAGATCGCCTACCAAGACAACTCGGGAGACGTCCAGGAGATCCTGCGCCAGGCCGCCATGAACGACGCCGAGGTTGACTCTGTCGAACTCTCTTTCAGGTTCAAGCTCACGGGACCCGTGGTCTTGACGCAGAGGAGGCAGATCCAGGACCTCAACCGACGCGTGGTCGCCTTCGCCAGCGAGCTTCGCGCGCGACACCAGCTGCTGCCCGAGCTCCACGAAGACGTGCCGCTCCCCGATCTCCCGCCCGGACCCGAACCCCCTCTCCCCCCGGGAGCCCGCCCGCGGCGGCGCTTTTAGACCCTCCGCTGCCCACTCCCCCCCGGCGTCGGCAATACCGCGGCACCCTGGTAGCGCCCGCGGCCCACGGCCTCTGCCACGCCGTGGAAGCCGACTCCGGCCAACCCGTTACCGTAAAATACCACCTACACTTGGCCGGGGCCCTTACCCGCCTGCTGGAGGTGAACCGCAAACCGCGGCCGGCCCACCTCCCGCTCCCGGCCGAGCTCGACCGTCTCACGCCGGCGCAGCTGGGGCCGCTCTTGCGTCGGTTGCGTCCTTCCTCCGCGGAGGTCTGGACGTGCGAGGCGCGCGGACTCGTTTCCCACCAGCGTATTTGGCCCGATCCGCGGGCTGCACCGACCGCGGCGGAGCAGCCAGGCCAAAGCCAGCAGGACCGCGGCGGCCGTGAAAAGCAGCCGGAGCTGGGGCTGCCCCTCTGCTTCCTGGTGCGCGAGGGCCGCGTGCATCTCGTGCAGGAGGTGGAGCGCGTGCAGCGCTGCGAGTACTGCGCCCGCTTTTACAAGTACCAGCACGAGTGCTCCGCGCGGCGGCGCGACTTTTACTTTCACCACGTCCACGCCCAGTCGTCGGGCTGGTGGCAGGAAATCTCCTTTTTTCCCATCGGCTCCCATCCGCGCACCGAACGGCTTTTTGTCACCTACGACGTGGAGACCTACACTTGGATGGGCTCCTTCGGCAAGCAGCTCGTACCCTTTATGCTCGTCATGCATCTTCACGGCGACGAGCAGCTGGTGCGCCAAGCCTGTGCTCTGGCTCACGAGCTCTGCTGGGACGTCTGGGAGGCGCGCCCCGCCACCTACTACTGCCTCACTCCCGAGCGCCTGGCCGTGGGACGACGCTTTCGCCAGTTTCGCGACCGTCTCCAGCTTCTTTTGGCCCGCGACCTCTGGGACTCCTTTCTGCTCGCCAATCCCCACCTGCATCAGTGGGCGCGCGACGAGATTGGCCTCGACCGCCCCGACGACCTCACCTACGACGAGCTTAAAAAGGCCCCCAAGCTCTGCGGGGCGCCTCGCTTTCTCGAACTTTACATCGTGGGCCACAACATTAACGGCTTCGACGAGATCGTCTTGGCCGCGCAGGTTATCGACCACCGCTCCGACGTGCCCGGACCCTTCCGCGTCACACGCAACTTTATGCCGCGGGCCGGCAAAATCCTTTTCAACGACATCACCTTCGCGCTCCCCAATCCGCGCTCGCAAAAGCGGCTCGACTTTACGCTCTGGGAGCAAGGCGCCTGCGACGACACCGACTTTCGCCACCAGTTCCTCAAGGTCATGGTGCGCGACACCTTTGCCCTCACGCACACCTCCCTGCGCAAAGCCGCTCTGGCCTACGCGCTGCCCGTGGAGAAGGGCTGTTGCCCCTACCGAGCCGTTAACGAATTTTACATGCTGGGCGCTTACCGAGCCGACGCGCAGGGGTTTCCGCTTCCCGAGTACTGGCAGAACCGCCAAGAGTACCTCTTGAATCGCGAGCTGTGGGAAAAAAAGCAAGAAGCTTCTTACGACCTCATTCGCGAGACCCTGGACTATTGCGCCCTGGACGTTCTCGTGACCGCCGAACTCGTTAAAAAGCTGCAAGAGTCCTACGCCGCCTTCGTGGGCGAGGCCGTGGGCCTTCCGCGCGCCGCCTTTAACATCTTCCAGCGGCCCACCATCTCCTCCAACTCCCACGCCATTTTTCGCCAGATCCTTTACCGCGCCGAGCGGCCGGCCCGCACCAACCTGGGCCACAACCTGCTGGCCCCCTCGCACGAGATGTACGATTACGTGCGCGCCAGTATTCGCGGAGGGCGCTGCTACCCCACCTACATCGGAGTTCTCGAGGAGCCCCTCTACGTTTACGACATCTGCGGCATGTACGCCTCTGCCCTCACCCACCCCATGCCCTGGGGCCCTCCGCTGAATCCCTTGGAACGGGCCTGGGCCGCCCAAAACTGGCAGCGCGCCCTCAACCAGCCATCCGTTCCCATTGACTACTTTGACTCCCACTTGCTTCCCGGCGTCTTCACCATCGACGCCGACCCCCCGCCCGAGGACCAACTGGACGTGTTACCCCCCTTTTGTTCACGCAAAGGCGGCCGCCTCTGCTGGACCAACGAGCGCTTGCGCGGCGAGGTCGCCACCAGCGTCGACCTGGTGACGCTGCACAACCGCGGCTGGCGCGTGCGTCTGCTCCCCGACGAGCGCACCACCGTCTTTCCGCAGTGGCGCTGCCTGGCGCGCGAGTACGTGCAGCTCAACATTGCCGCCAAGGAGCGCGCCGACCGCGACAAAAACCAGACCCTGCGTTCCATCGCCAAGCTGCTCTCCAACGCCCTCTACGGGTCCTTTGCCACTAAGCTGGACAATAAAAAAATTGTTTTTGCCGACCAGCTCGACCCCGCCCTTCTCAAAGGCATCGCCTCCGGGCAGGTTAACATCAAATCCTCCTCGTTTGTAGAAACTGACACCCTCAGCGCCGACGTCATGCCCGCCTTCGAGCGCCTCTACTCACCCGAGCAGCTGGCGATCGTCCACAGCGACGCAGAGGACAGTGACGGCGACGACGGCGCCGCCCCCTTTTATCGCCCCCCGCCCCCAAAGGAAGGTCACGTGACTTACACCTACAAGCCAATCACCTTTTTGGATGCGGAGGACGGGGACCTCTGCCTGCACACCGTCGAAAAAACGGACCCCCTGGTGGACAACGACCGCTACCCCTCCCACGTGGCCTCCTTCGTCCTGGCCTGGACTCGCGCCTTCGTCTCAGAGTGGTCCGAGTTTCTCTACGCGGAGGACCGCGGCACGCCGCTCGAGCAGCGACCCCTCAAGTCCGTCTACGGCGACACCGACAGCCTCTTCGTCACCGAAGCCGGACACCGCCTCATGGAGAGCCGAGGTAAGCATCGCATCAAAAAACACGGCGGCCGCCTGGTTTTTGACCCCCAGGAACCCCAGCTCACCTGGCTTGTGGAGTGCGAAACCGTCTGCGCGGCCTGCGGCGCTAACGCCTACGCCCCCGAATCCGTTTTCCTCGCCCCCAAGCTGTACGCCCTCAAGTGCCTTGTCTGTCCCCGCTGCGGCCACGTCTCCAAAGGCAAGCTGCGCGCCAAAGGCCACGCGGCCGAATCCCTCAGCTATGAGCTCATGCTTCGTTGCTACTTGGCCGACCTCCAGGGGGAAGAAAACGCGCGCTTCAGCACCAGCCGCCTCAGCCTCAAACGCACGCTGGCCAGCGCCCAGCCCGGGGCCCATCCCTTTACCGTCACCGAGACCACCCTGACGCGGACTCTGCGCCCCTGGCGGGACCGGACCCTGGCCCCCCTCGACGCCCACCGCCTGGTACCATACAGCGAAAGCCGCCCCAATCCCCGCAACCAGGAAATCTGCTGGATCGAGATGCCTTAGTGGAGGACGTGACCGAACTCTGGGAACGCCTGCAGCTGCTCAGGCAATCCCTGCAAAATATGCCCATGGCCGACGGCCTAAAACCACTTAAGGGCTTTGACACCCTCTCCGAGCTCCTGTCTCTGGGCGGTCAGCGCTTGCTGACGCATTTGGCGCGCGAAAACCGCCAGGTCCGTCGCATGATGAATGAGGTCGCCCCCCTCCTCCGCCCGGACGGCAGCTGCTCCTCGCTTAACTACCATCTGCAGCCCGTCATCGGGGTCATTTACGGCCCGACCGGTTGCGGCAAGTCTCAACTCTTGCGTAACTTGCTTTCGGCCCAGCTGGTCTCTCCGGCCCCGGAAACCGTTTTTTTCATTGCGCCCCAGGTGGACATGATTCCCCCCTCGGAAATGAAAGCCTGGGAGATGCAAATCTGCGAGGGCAACTACGCCCCGGGACCCGAGGGCACCATCGTTCCCCAATCGGGCACCCTGCGTCCTCGCTTTGTAAAACTCTCCTATGACGAACTCACCCTGGAGCACAACTATGACGTTTCCGATCCCCGCAATATCTTTGCCCAAGCCGCCTCCCGGGGCCCCATTGCCATTATTATGGACGAGTGCATGGAAAACCTGGGGGGGCACAAGGGCGTCTCCAAATTTTTTCACGCTTTTCCCTCCAAACTGCATGACAAGTTTCCCCGCTGTACCGGGTACACCGTGCTGGTGGTGCTCCACAACATGAACCCGCGTCGGGACCTGGGGGGCAACATCGCCAACCTGAAAATCCAGGCCAAAATGCACATTATCTCCCCCCGCATGCACCCCTCCCAGCTCAACCGCTTTGTTAACACCTACACCAAGGGGCTCCCACTAGCCATTAGTCTCCTGCTAAAGGACATCTTCCACCACCACGCCCAAAAGCCCGCTTACGACTGGATCATTTACAACACCACCCCCGAGCACGAGGCCATGCAGTGGTGCTACTTGCATCCCCAGGAGGGCCTCATGCCCATGTACCTTCACATTCAGGCGCGCCTTTACCGCGTCCTGGAAGACATCCATCGGGTCCTTAACGACCGCGACAGATGGTCCCGAGCCTACCACGCCCGCAAAAATAAGCAATAAACACACATTTGCTTTCACTCAAGTGTCTGTTTATTTTTCTTTTAAACCATCGGAGGGGAGGCGGGAAGGGGAGCTGCGGCCACCAGAGCGGCGGAAGACAGATCGGCCACTTTCGCTGACAGGTCGTCCAGCTGCTGCGCCAGCGTCTCCAGGCGCGCCAACACCAGCTGCATCGCGTCTTCTCTCACCAAGGACCGGGAAACGGCCGCGGTAGTGGCCAAATGGTTGTAAAGGCCCAAATCAGCCGCCAGAACGCGAGCCGTAGAAGCGGCGGCGGAAGCGGCAGCGGCGGCGGCGGTGTCCAACGGAGAGGCGCCCACGGTTGCGTAGGTGAGGGTCGTTGAGTTGGCCGGCGCCACCGGACGGCCGTCCAGGTTAGAGCCCACCACATTCTGACGCACTCCTGCCCAGGGAGGAAGCCGAGATGTCAGATAGGGGCTAAACACCCCACCCTGGAAGTTCACGCTCGCGTCTCCCGCGATCCCACTCATCTCCACAGCGACTAAAGGCGTACACGGGTGCAGCCCCTTATATACCCCACCGCCCCTTACCTAACCGCATTCCTCGTCGCTAGTGGCATAGTCGGTACGGTTGCTGGGCAGCATCACGTGGTCAGCCCGCAGCTCCTCCGTCACGTTCAGCGTTAGGGGCACGTTGCGCAGGTGGTTGGCGCCGCACTCGCACAGGCGGCTGCGGGCCCGGGTCTCGTCGTACCTGACAATCTTAAACACCTCCATGGACACATCAAACACCGCGTTAAAACACACCCGCGTAAAGGCCTCGGGCTCCAGCAACACGCTCGTGTGGCTAAAGTTACATTGATGGGGCATAAACATTCCGCGACGTGCGCCCAGGTGCAGCGTGCACCGCATTAGCATGTTGCTTTCAAACAACGGCCAGGGGCGACGCGGATGGCTCACCACGTGCACGCTTCGCAGACAATGGCACCAACCGTTGGCGCAGGTGAGCAGGTGTCTGCCGCCGCGGTTATCGCCCACGCCGCAGATCATATTGCTTTTTAACACGGCCGTGCCTTTGATAAGCGCAAAGCAAATGTTCTCCGAGGCCGCATTGTTGCGCAGCCGACCGTGACCCTCCACGCACACGCCCAGCAGACAACGCTCAAACACACACTTTTTGATAGACACGCGACTCTTGGCTCGCCCCACCACCCCCTTAAAACACTGGTGAAACGTGCAACCGCGAGCGCGCAGCTGCCCCCAACACTCCACACACGCGTGATTCACATCAAAAAAATACACTCCGTGCAGGTTTAACTCGGTGGTGCAGGCAAACATCACCCCGTGAAAGTCACGACACACCAAGCGCACATTTTCAAACGTCACCCCGCTTAAACCCATCACCCCGGGACCCATCCTCTGCATGGTACAATTAAAAGCCACCCGATCGTTGCCCTCCACCTCCACCGTCGCCCCATTTCCAATCACATACACGCACTTGCTCAGGTGCACGGTACTGGACACCTTATACACCCGATCGGGGCGTAAAGCCACCTTCACGTATTGATTACAAACTGTGGCCATGTCCTCCCACGGCTCCAGCCAGTGGGTTTTAAGCTGCTCAAAGCCAAACTTGCACTGCAAATGCATGTCCCCATGCTGGAATTCATGCTCCAGTTCATAGTAAAACACAGTCTCTGGCCGCTGGCGATTAATTAAACTTAAAGTTAAGCGGCTTAAGGCTTCCTCGGAATGCTCCTCTTCATTTTTTGCGCGCTTAGGCTTCACCCCCACTTGACCCTCGGCCACCTGCTGTTGCTGGCAATTGGAACCTAGTCCTCCTCCACCGGAGGGTCCAGGCCGGACCGCAGCGCTTCCTCCTTCGCCTCCCCCTGCGCCTCCGGGTTCACCTCCGGCTTGGATTCCTCCGAACGCTCCTCCGCCACCGACGCCAGCCCGAGCGGAGGCAGCCCCCGCGAGTAGTTGTAAACCCGCCGGCGCAGCCAAAACCTCCACAGCTGCAAGCTGATGTAATCCAGGGTGTACCCCGGGGACAGCTGGGTCTGGGCGTTCCATCTATCCAGCAAAAAGGCGGCAAAAGCAATAGCCGCAACGGCTCTGCCCGGAGAAGAAAAATCTAAAGCCTTCACAATCTTCTCCTGAAACACCGTATGGTGGCCCAGATCCAGAGACACAAAAAGCCCAGGGCAGTTGGAAAGAATGTGTTCAAACTCGCTCTGATACTCCTCCTTCACCTGCCTTACCACCCGGCAGAGGGTGCTTCCAAACAGGAACCTCCCAAACCAAGAGGACCTGTTGGAGCACAACTCTACTAAACGCCGGGTACTCTCAAAAGTTTGCAACTCAGCGCGCAAATCCATGAAGGCGGCTAGTGGGTAAATGCCTCTAGCCTGAAAGCCGCTCCCTTTATACCTCCCAGGTAATACCCTTTGAATAAACAACCAAAGTTCACAGCAGTTAATCATTAACTTTATTGGCACATAACTTAGGGGTAAAAGGGCAACTTTAATGACGGGGACGTTTTACGGACAGGTCCAAAGGTAACACCTGGTCCTCCACCCCGATGAGATCATGGAGACTTTCCACTGCTGCACGTCTCACCCCGGAAACGCGCACGGGAACGGGGCGGGGCACATTCTTTGGCGGAGTATTATGAAGCTTTGGCGGACTGCCTGGACCACCCGAGTTGCCTGTAGTACTGTCCGGTTCACCATCAGCATCAGACACCGGACCTGCAAACATAAAAGCCACGTTAAACTCAACAACCGCACACCTGTGTCACCCAGCAAGCACAGCCAAGCTAGTAAAGCCCAAACCCTAAATAAAAAACACTTACTGTACACAAACATGCCATGGGTTCGCAAATAACACAGTGAGCACATAATTTCTGGAAAACCACTAGTTCTGCGGTGATAATTGCAGGAAGCACAGCCGTGGCCAGGTAGACTGGGACAGTCTAAGCGAAACTCCTCCTCCTCCCAGGCCCTGCGCGCAGCCGCGGCCGCACCTGCCGCCGCCGCCTCCGCCATTAGCCGTTCCTCTTTCACTTCGCTCTGCTCACCTTCGCAGTCGCTCGGTGGAAAACCGTCTTCGTGGCAGTACAGATCAACCTCCTCCGGGTTTAAGTTGGGCATAAAATGGCTCCCGGACGGAACACCGGGTGAGTCCAGCGGTGGTGGATAGTCCACCTCAATGCCCTCATCCACCGCGAGCAGCAGCGAATCAGGAAAAAAATCATTTACCGGAACCTCGTTCTCGTCTGCCTCCGAAGGGCCGTCCACGTCTAAATCGTACAGATCGTGCAGAGACAAGTTCTCACCATAATACCCCGGCGTGGGGCAAAACTCGGTACGCAGCCACTCGTCTACCTCCAGCAAATTTAAACCGCAGTCTAAACCCCAAGTCTTCATGGCGACAACCGCGAAAAGGAGAAAACTCTTCTCGCCAGCACTCAAGAGTGGCCTCTTGTCGTGCCCAGTGGGTTTAAATACCCAGTAAAACAATAAATAGGACTTTGAGCCCTTTCGCGTAATAACGCCACGTAGCGAAACCACCACGTCAACGCTCAAAGTTCACCGGCCCTCGGCAAATATTCCACCCTACCGTAAAAATTAACGATTAACCCAACTTCCGCATTTTTCAGTTTTTCGCGCTAAACATGCAAATTAGTACCGCCAAAACATTTAAAAATCCCCAATTCCGGTTAAAACTACCGCCAAAGCGTCACTTCCTACGCGCCACATACGTCACGTCCGCTCCCACGCCCGCCCCGCCCCAGGCACGCCACGCCCAGCCCGCGCTCCGCCCACCGCCCACGTCACCGCTCCGCCCCCCTCACCTCACCGGCTCCGCCCCTTTACGTCACTCGCGCCGCCTACCTCATTATCATATTGGCTGCAGTCCAAAATAAGGTATATTATTGATGATG